TATGATGGAAATCCAATATATGGACCATACGGATTCTCTTCTCCTTCTGGCGGATTTGTCAGAGAGATGAAACCTGGTTATATACAAAAAATTTCTGAAGATAGACCAGATCCAATATCAGAGTCTGCTGGAAGAATTTACCCTCCTGGATTTTTTGTAGAAGACTATCAATTTAATAATTCTAGTGATAGTGATCTGGATGAACATAATGGAAGATTCTGCATAACACCTGAATTTCCGGAAGGAACTTATGCTTATTTTGCAACAATTAGTGATGGTTCAGTAGAAACTTCTGGAGCATTTAAAAACTATAAAAAACCAGTATTCCCATATCTTGTAGGTAATACTTTTAATTCCATTCCAAATACACAAAATTACGAAATAGATTTTACATCACAAAATTCATTCATATTCTCCGATTTTAGTTTACTTAGAAATACTTCTCCATATAACTTTTCTAGTGAAAATTCGCAATACGATTTTGTATTTAATCCTTTAAAAATAAAGGAACCTTTGGTTAAAATAAAATCGACTTTACTATCTGGAATTGATGATGTTGAAATAACTTCTGGTGGAACCAATTATAAAGTTGGTGATAAAGCAATATTTGATAATACGAATACAAGTGGTTCAGATGCTTATGCCAGAGTTTCTTTCTTACAAGGAAAAGAAATAACTTCTATAAGTTGTGCATCTACAGTCTATAATAATGTGGAATTTTATCCAATAAATTCCGGATCTTTTGTAGCTTTCAGTACAATACCGCACAATCTTCTCAATAATGATGTTGTATCGATTAGTGGACTTAGTACAAGCACTCAATTTCTCAATGCAGTATTGCAAATAGGTGTTCGCTCAGATACTCTTACTCTATCTAAAAATGTTGGTACTCCATCTGCAACTGGTATTGTCACATATTTTGATGTAAATGGTTCTCTAGATTTTCCCAAAATTAGGGAAAATGATATTTATGAATTGGGCACAGAAAAAATTAAAGTCTTATCAGTTGATAAATTATCATCTAGAATTAAAGTATTAAGAGAGTTTGATTCTTCTGTAGGTACTTCACATACAATATCTACTGTTTTATTTGAAAAAACAAGAAAATTTACATTTGATATAGAAAAAGATCCAAAGATAAATTTCAATCTTAATAAAGAAATTTATTTTAATCCAAAGGAATCGGTTTCTTTGGGAACGGGATCGACATTATCTTTTTCAAATCCAGGAGCTGGAATAACAATTATTTCTACACCAGCTAAAACAATTTATCTACCAAATCATAATCTAGAAACTGGAAATGAATTAATTTATTCAACCAACGGAGGATCTCCAATATTTGTTTCAGATGATAATATAACTAGTTTCCAACTATTAGATAATCAAATTGTTTATGCAGCAAAAGTCTCAGAAGATTTAATTGGCATCTCAACTAATTTAGTTGGACTTGGCTCAACAGGATCTTTTGTTGGCATTGATAGTAACGTCACAACTTCCATTTTATTCTTTACTAATGCTGGATCTGGTGATAATCATAGTTTTAAAACAAATTATCCAAATAATTTGACTGGAGAAGTTACTAAAAATGTTGTTACAGTATCAACAGCAGAAACTCATGGATTAAAGGTGAAGGACATAGTTTTTGTTGAAGCTCTTCCTGGCATTACCACTACTGTAGTGGTAAAATATAATGATAAGAATAGCAGATTACTAATTAATCCAAAATCCTTTACCTCCTCTGATGTTGATATTACAAATAATACTATCTTTATAAAAAATCACGGTTATTCCACGGGAGAGAAAGTAGTATATACTACAGAAACTTCTTCAATTGGTGGGATGACAAATAATGAAATATATTATATTGTAAGATTTAGTGAAGATAGAATTAAGTTGTCTTCAAGTTATTATAATTCAAATAAGAATATTCCCGAAGTAATTGATTTCTCTAGTGCTGCTGATGGTACTTTGTCTTTAGTAAATCCAAGAATTTTTGCAGTTTCCAATCAACTTATAAAGTTTGATCTTTCAGATGAATCTCTTTCTTATAGTATAGAATCAGTTCCATATCCAGCTTTTGAATTTGTATTTTATAAAGATTCTAATTTTACTGAAGAGTTTATCAAGGTAAAAGATTCTGAAATTTCTAGTTTAGATGTTATTAAAGTTGGAAGGATAGGAGTTGATAATAATGCATCTATTACTTTAAGGACAGAAAATTTAGATTTTGATTTGTATTATAGACTAGTTCCAGTTGATTTAGAAAATAATTCTTTGCTTAAAAAGAATATAATAATAGATGATCAGAATATTATAGAAAATAATAAAATACTTTTGGTAAAAAGTGGTTATTTTGGATTCCACTCGCTATCTTCAGTACAAGATAGTTCGTTTGACTTTAACATATTCAGTTTTCCTGAAATTGCTTCATATTCTAAGTTTGATGGAAACTTTGCTTATTCCACCAATTCCAAAAATGCAGTTGGTGGAATAAAAGAATTAGAAATAACATCTCGCGGTAGATATTATGATACTTCTCCAGGCATAAGTTCAGTATTTTCCGAAAATGGAAAAAATGCTATTTTAGACCCCGTTTCCTCAAATATCGGTAAAATTACAAATTTTGAGATTGAAGATATTGGATTTGGATATCCTGCCGACCAAACTTTATACCCATCAGCTAAATTGCCGCAGATATTGAAGGTAAATCCTCTTTCAAAATTTAGAAGAATTGGAGTATCTTCTGTAGGTATTGATTACAACATATCGCCAGATCTCATAGTTATAGATTCTGTCACCAATGAGGTTGTCAATGATGTCGAATTGAACTATGATATAGAAACAAATACTGTAAAAATCATAAGAAATACTGATGGAATTTTCAATTCAAAACCAACAATATTACCAGTAAATAACTCAAATGGAATTCCAATTAAAGAAATAACTTTCGATGAAATTACAAAAAATGTTACTATTGAACTTGATAAATCATATAGTTTTGGTCAGGTTTTCCCATTCAACGTTGGTGATAAAGTATTAGTTGAGAATGTAAATATTGATATTGATTCCGGAAAAGGTTTCAATTCAAAAGAATATGGATATAAGTTATTTACCTTAACTTCAGTTAATCCACTATTTGGAGGAACTGGAGCAAATATTGTTTATAATCTCAGTGAAGACTTGTTAGACTCGGAAGTTCCTGGAAGTTTTGCTTCTAATAATTCTGCAGGAATTGTTACTCCGGAAAAATATTTTCCAATATTTGATCCGGTTTTGGAAAAGTTCAGTTTCTTAAGGGGCGAAGTTGCGAAAACTCAGTCTCAAAGAGGTATAGTTTTAAATTGGGATAAAAATGTAGAGCTATTAAAGTTATCTACTTCCGATGACTTTGAATTGAATTCTGTTATAATTGGCGAATCTTCTAATGCAAAGGGAATTATTAGTCGTATAGATTCAAACTTTGATGCGGTTTACAATATTAACTCATCGGCAATAGTTAAAAAAGGATGGGAACTAGAAACCGGATTTTTAAATAATCAATTCCAAGTCATATCAGATAACGATTATTATCAAAATTTCTCATATTCAATAAAATCTAAAGTTGATTATGATACCTGGAATGATTCTATAGGAAATTTAAATCATACTTCTGGATTTAAAAAATTTGGAGATCTTATTATAGAATCAATTGATGCAATTTCAAGCGGAATAGGTACAGATCAAAATCAGGGAGATTTTTCTGGTTTAGTTGAGTTTGTAAGAGAAATTGATTTAAATTGTGTAAATGATTTCGATCTTGTAAAGGAAAGAACTTTAAATATCAATTCACAACTCTTTTCTAAGGAATTAATTTTTAATTCCCGTTCTTTACAAGATGAATTTATATCAATTGGAAATAGAGTTCTTTCTATAGATGACATTGGCAATAGATTCTCTAGCGAACAGTCATCTCAAATTTTTTCAATTGTAGATACATTTAGATTAACTAATTTTAGATCGAAAAAATATATAACTTATGTTAAAGATAAAAACTCTACGGAGTTGAGAGAGTCTTCATTGGTTACATTAATACATGATAACAATGAAGTATTCCTGAATGAATACTCAAGTCTTAATACTGGCAGTGATTTGGGATCATTTGATTTTTCTATTTTTAGTGTTGAGGGAACATTAAGATATTTTCCAAATAATTTTACATCAGATGATTATACTATTAATGTCATATCATATGGAATAAAAGATGACAATACTGGCATTGGAAGTACATCTGTAGGAAATTTGGTAGATTTGAGATCTTCTACAACAATAATTCCTGCAGGAACTTCTTCTCAAACAAATATTGTCGGTATTGGCTCAACATATTCCACATCAAAAGTTTTAGTTCAGTTTTCATCTTCCGACGAAACTTATTATCAATTTGAAGAAATAACTTTATTAAGTGATGGCAATAACGTCAGTATTTTGGAATATGGACAACTTTCAAATGCATCAAGAGTTGGATATTCTACAGGAGGAATAGGAACCTATAGTGCTTATATATCTGGGTCAACCATAAATCTAGATTTTACACCAAATGTAAGTTTGGCAACAACATATGTTGTTAATACTTTAAGAGTTTCTATTGCAAGCACTAATGTTGGAATTACTACTTCTTCATTGGAATTTAATACTTGCGAAATAAGTTCTAATTTTGTAGCAATATCCTCCTCACCATCGCCAACACAAATAGGAATATCGACATTCTCTACGGATTATGAAAGTTCATATTATATTGTATCTGTTGAGGATGTTACAAATGGAGATTATCAAGCATCAGAAATTGTAGTTATTAATGATGGGTCAAATGCATATATTTCTGAGTTTGGAGGAATAGTATCTTCTTCTGGTTTGGGAACTTTTGGTGCAAATTATGATGTAATTTCCGGAACTACATTAAACTTCACACCAATTGCTGATGCTTCTATGAATGTGAAAATTTATAGAAATGCATTACGAGTAGTTGATACTGGTAATGATTTTACATCCTTGAATCTAACAAATGCAAATATTGAATCTGACTTTTCAGAATTTGATGGTATTTCAAATTCTATTAGAAAATCATTTGACCTACTTCATAGAGGAGTACCAATCTTCCAAAGATCATTCCAATCCGCAGACCCAAATATCGTCAGTATTGAAAATAATAGAATTAAAATTACAAATAATTTTTATGTAGGAGGTGAAGAAATTAAATATGATTTTGGCCAAGGTGATCCTGTTGGAATAGAAACAACATCAATACCCGGTATTGGTTTAACAGATAAATTGCCATCGACTCTTTATGTTATAAAATTAAATGATGTAAGCATCAGACTTGCATCATCTCCGGAAAATAGCCTCAAACCAGTTCCAGAACCGTTGATTATTAATTCTGTTGGTGTTGGAATACATACATTTACTTCAACAAGACAAAATGCAAGATGTCTAATAACAATAGATAACCATATTCAATCACCTATAGTTTCAACTGCAGTAACCACAACTTTAGCATCTGGTTCTTCATCAATTGAAGAGCAAATAACAATCTCTGACATAAATTCCATTTTTAGTGGAGATTTGTTGAAGATAAATGATGAAATTATTAGAGTAAACTCTGTTGGAGTTGGGTCAACAAATTCTCTGCAAGTTGATCGTGGTTTTGTTGGAACAAGTGCGGAAAGTCACTCTATAGGAAGTACAGTTACAAAAGTATTAGGAAACTATAATATAGTAAACAACACAATTAATTTTGCAGCTGCTCCATACGGAAGCACGCCAACAAGCGACGAAACAAATAGGCCTGATCAGAGAGATTATATTGGTATTACAACAAGGTCTACTTTTAGTGGAAGAGTATTTTTGAGATCCGGTATCAATACAACCTCGGGTGTATTCGTAGACACATATTCTACTAACTATGTTTTAGATAGTTTATCCGATCAATTTGATGGAATTACGAAAGAATTCGTTCTAAAGTCTTCTGGACAAGATGTTACGGGCATTTCCACTAGCAATGCAATTGTTTTAATTAATAATGTATTCCAAGAGCCAAAAAGAGAAGGTTCTGTAAGTATTATTGGAAATTATGAAATATCTGAGAATGCGGGTATTAGCACAATAGAATTTATTGGTGGAATATCATCTGTGTCTTACGATATTAATAATTCAAATATTCCTAGAGGTGGTGTTATAGTTTCTGTAGCATCAACAACAGGATTTGGATATCAACCATTAATTTCTGCCGGTGGAACTTCTATAGTTTCTAGTGCAGGAACTATTTCTAATATTAGTGTTGGATATTCTGGTTCTGGTTATAGATCTCTAGAAAAATATGAAATAATTACAAAAACTTCTTCAACCATTAGTTCTGGAAGCACAATCATTTACATAGACAATCAAAATGGAATTTTTGAGAAATTGGCATATTCTAGTTCAAATTCTATAGGAATAGGGTCACAAAATGTTCCTATTTTGGGAATTGGAAACAGTTACGTTTTAATAGGAGCAGGAAGCACTATTTCCCAATCTATAGAATCCGAAAAGTCTGTTTTGGTAACACTAAACTCTCCTTATGTAGGATTAGTTGATGTTGGCGTCAAAACATCTAGCAACGGAATATTAAATTATGAATTTATTGGATTTGCAACAGTAATTCCAGGAACTGGCAACCTTTCATCAAATATTAATATTACAAATCCAGGTTCTGGATATACATCATCAAATCCCCCAATAGTTGTTTTTGATAGTCCAAATAGTTATGATAATATTCCACTAATATATTCTTCTGGATCTTCTGGATTGGGAACCGAAGCAACTGTTAATATTGTAGTTGGACAAAATTCTAGTGTAATTGATTTTGAATTGGAAAACTTAGGATATGGATACAATAACTCACAAATTTTGACAGTACCTACCGGTGGATTAACTGGAATACCAACTGATGCGTCAAAACCATTTATTAATTTTGAATTAACTGTAGACGAAATATTCTCTGATATTTTCTACGGATGGTCAATAGGCGATCTTCAAGTTATTGATAAAATTGAAAATCTATTTGATGGTGTAAGGAGAAATTTCCCAATAAAAATTAATGGAGTTCAATCATCAATTAGGTCTAGAACAGGATCAAATGTCGAGACCCAGTACACACTATTAATATTTTTGAATGATATATTACAAGTGCCAGATATTTCTTATACATTTAATGGAGGAAGTACTTTTACTTTCTCAGATGCTCCAAATGTTGGCGATACTTGCAAAATACTATTCTATAAAGGAACTGGTAACGTTGATGTTTTAAGTGAAGATGTTTTGCAGACTATTAAGATTGGAGATCTTGTTAGAGTAACTAGTGATCTTGCAGAGCAAAACCAAAATAATAGGTTAATTACAGATATTATAGCCTCTGATCTTTTAACAACAAATCCATATACTGGTGCAGGATTATTTGAAGATGAAACTATATTAAGACCACTACTTTGGTGCAGGCAAACAGAGGACTTGATAATAAGCGGACAGGAAATTGGTAAAGATAGAGAAATATATGAACCATCAATTCAACCTGCAACAAATATTATACAAAATGTCGGATCTGCTTCAACTGAAATTTTTGTCCAGAGTGTCAAAATATTCTTTGATGATTTTAGAGAAAATACTAGTCAAAAACTCAAATCAGAAATTATCTTGATATCACAAGATCCTCTGGAAGGTTCATACGCAACTGCTAATGTTTCCACATCGGGCACAATTTCTTCTCTGAATTTGGTTGAAGGTGGAATAGGATTTGCAACTAATCCAGTCGTCAAAATTAGCAATCCTGTTGGAGTTGGATCAACATCTATTGCCATTGCTTCTATTTCTTCGGGAATTGTTACCTCACTTACGATTACAAATCCAGGATCTGGATATACAACTTCAAGTCCTCCACAAGTTTTAATTGAATATCCAAAGGCTATTGTGGAGGAAATTATAGATGTTGATTATGAAGGAGATTTTGGAATAGTTGTTGGAGTTTCAACAACATCCGTTGGAGTAGCATCTACTGGTATAGTTTTTGACTTGTTTATTCCAACAGATTCTTATTTGAGAAATACCAATATCAATGTTGGAATTGCAACTACAGGTATTAGTGGTATAAAAACAGATTATTACTTTACAATTTTTAACTCAAATATTGGATTTGGCCTAACATCTTTAGATTCTACAAATAATATTGTTGGAGTTGGAACTTCATGTCTTGATAATGTTTATAAAGCATCTAATGTTTCTATAGCACAAACTAGCGTGCTTGGAATTGGAATAACAGATGTGACCAGAGTTGTTGTAAGTGTTTTAGATTATAATGGTTTGGTTGGTTATGGATACAGTGGTTTTTATGGGGAGTTTAGTTGGGGCAGATTGAGTAATTTTATTAGAAAAAATCCATCGAACTTTAATTCTTACAATACTAATGGTATTTCTGGATTAACTACATCAACTCTGGTACAAAGACTAAATCCACTAAGTTATATTGGTTACTCAACAACTTTATAAAAACAACTATAAATAGATAAAAAAATGACAAAAAATGTCTGCGATTATAACTGATCAACTTAGAATATTAAATGCCAAAAACTTTGTTTCGGCAGCAACATCAACTACAAATAACTATTATACCTTTGTTGGCCTGACAAACGCAACAGATTATGATCCCAATTGGGACTCATTACCTCCTGCACCAAAAGACAATTTTGATGATGAAAATTCCTACTGGGATACAATGATTGCATTGAAAAGAATTTCAAGCGGCGATGTTAGGCAGGTAGTTAGAAAGAATATTTGGACGACTGGAACCACATATGATATGTATAGCAATGATATTAGTAGAACTAATTTAGCAATCCCATCAAATTCCACAAGTTTATATTCTTCCAACTTTTACGTTGTAAATAGCGATTTTAGAGTTTATATTTGCTTGTATAATGGTATTGATCCGGAAAATCCATCGGGGAGACCTTCTTTAGATGAACCAAGGTTTACAGATTTGGAACCTAGACCTGCAGGAGATAGTGAAGACGGTTATATTTGGAAATACTTATATACTATTAAACCAAGTGAATTGATAAAATTTGATTCTACTAATTTTATTCCTGTTCCTATTGATTGGGAAACAAACTCAGACTATGCTCCAATAAGGGATAATGCAATAAATGGGGGGCAGATTAAAATCATAAGAGTTTTGGATAGGGGTATTGGTATTGGAACTGCAAATAGAACATACACAAATGTTCCAATATATGGGGATGGTTCTGGTGCAGAGTGTACTATAGTTGTTAACAGCGATTCTGTAGTAGAATCTGCAATTGTAACTAGTGGTGGGTCGGGATATACATATGGAACTGTTGATTTAGATGCTGGTGGAGTTCCTTCTGGTTCATCTTCCCCATCTTTTAAAGTTATTATACCACCGCAGAGAGGTCATGGATATGACATCTATAGAGAGTTGGGAGCTTATAGGGTATTAATTTACTCAAGAATTGAGAATGATGTAGAAAACCCAGATTTTATTACTGGAAATAAAATAGCAAGAGTTGGAATTGTAGAAAATCCATTATCATTTAATTCTGAGGATGCTTTAGTACTAAGCAAAGCTAGTGCTTTATCAGCTCTTAAATTGG